TGACGCCTGCCTGTACAGCGCACCAATTTACAAATGAACCGCACCAGGGCAAGCCGTCAGCCTTTGTGAATTTGCCGTACTTTGTCAGGTTGTCGCCTTGCTCGATTGTGCCGATTTCAGCTGCGGCGACTTCGATCAGGCGTGCGCTTGTACCTTCAGGATAAGTCATGGGGCAGTTGGCAATTCAATTTTAAATGGGTCTGCGTTGCTTGCAGGTAAATCACGCAATTTTTGGCGATAAATACTCCATGCATTTTTGTCACAAACTGAATCGGCTAATTGAGTCCAGTCAGATTTAATTAATTCAGCGTCGCGCCATTTGCGTATGCGCTTCAACAATTTTTCTGTTGTGTCATCTGCCAATGCTTTACGGTACCCATCAAAAGTGTGAATGTTGTCCAGTATTTTTGTCATTATGCCGCCTCGTAAATAAAGTAACCGTTGAAAAAATCGCTAGTTCCCCAAGTGAAAGGAATAGTTGCACTTATAGAAGCATTGCCACCTATGTATGTTCCCGATGCAAAAATTGCAACGATTTGTGCTGTAGTTGTATTTCTGGAAGCAATTACTCCATTACCACCTTGAACCCCAACGTCTTCCATGTAAAAATTACCTAAAGGAATGTTGCCTGTTGATGAAAAAGCTGTAACTGGTAATGTAAAATAAGGCGCAGTACCCATTGAAGATGTTGAACCCATTGTGAAGGAAATGTAACCCATAACAATTTTTCCGATTTGACAATACCTTGCAGTAAGAGTTCCGTTACCAACTGTCAAATTAGTCCAAGTGGGTGTGTATGTTGTCCAAGCACCAGACCATTTTAATCCTGTTGCTTCACCACTAGCAGCCGTTAAAATTAAATCATTTGAACCGACCGCTAAACGACTAAAAGTGTCCGCAGCTGTTCCAGCGACCAGATCGCCTTTTGCGTCAATTGCAGTTGCCATTGAATTCGTAATTGTGACGTCGCCTGAAGTGCCACCGCCTGAAATGCCAGTGCCCGCAGTAACGCCCGTGATGTCACCTGTTGTCCCAGTTTGCCATGCTGGCACGCCAGCGACAACCGATAAAACTTGTCCAGTAGTTCCAATTGGCAAACGTGTGCTTGTGTTTGCAGTTGCTGACGAATAAACAATATCGCCAAGCGTTGTGCCTGGTTGCAAAGCCTTTAATCGTGTATCGACGGCTTGACCAAAAACTTCAAAATCTGCGGGCAAATCCGTAACTAAATCGGTCGCCGTCGGCATTTGAAACGAATAATTACTCGTCGGGTTTGTAATTGGAGTCTCCTTTGTTAAGTGATAATTGTCGCACGCGCCCAGTCAAGCGATGGCGACACGCCCGACCAAGTAAATGTGTTAGAAATTTCGTCCCACTGCAAAGCCTGCAAAGAATAAGCAACGGGCGAAAGATTAAGCGAAACTGAAAGGGTGTTGTATCCCGCACGGAATGACCAGCCCTCAACAAAGCCCTGAAAGATTGACCCCATGTTGCTAGGCAGATCAGCGATTGAAACGGGCATGCCCATGAAGACACTAATCAAGTTATCGCGGTCAGAATTGTCCACTTCAGGGTTGGTCAGGTCGTAGGTAATCTCGCTAAAGATTGGCTGTGGGTCTTTTCGAAGTGCCAAGTAAAAGTTTGCTTGGGCAGTCGCGTCAGCTGAATTGTGCAGGGTTGTCGAAATGATTTGAGACAATGTGCCATAAGTGTTGATTGAGTCCGTGTCACTGGCAGATTTATCGCTGCTGCTCGTTGCCCCGTATTTGATCGTTAAGTTGTTTCGCACGTCACCTGCGCGAATATCGGTACGTAACCCCGCCGCACGGGCTTGGTTGGCAGTTATATCCACGTAACCGTTTGACTGAAGGTATTGGCTGCGGTGGGTCGCGTCAGCGTAGGAAATGCGCCCCTGGGCGTCCTCGTAAATGTAGCCAAGCCCTGAGGTTGCTAGGGCTGAAACAAGGCTGTAGACGTCGGTTCGGTCGCTTGTACGGGCTGCCAGTTCATAATCTCCTGGACGATCGATTTCACCTAAACCGACGTTTTGTGCATTTGCCCATGTCTCGGTTGGATTGTAGGTTGCCCAGGTTAATGCCCCTGGCACTTCAGCCCATGTGTTAAGCAATAAGTCTGAAAGAATTTCGTAGATTTGATCGCCGTCAAAATCCTTTGCAAGTACGCCGTTGGTCAATGCTTTTGGCAGACGTGCCAATGCGCCCAATGCCGTGATCAAATAGGTCTGGGTGAACATAGTTGAACCCACGTCACGCACTGTCAAACCAATGTCCACAACGTTACCGCCGAAGATTGGGACAAATGTGCCTGAAGTGTCTTTGATTGAAACGCCAATTGTTGAATTGATCGCAATTGGGATTGTTGCTTGATTCAGATCGATTAACTCAATGTTTGTATAGCCCGCTTGCGCCTGCTCATAAATGTTTGTTCGACCGCTTTGAATAGTCAGGTTTGCCAGAATTGCGTCGGTGTACTCAACGCCGTCAATTTCAACTAGCCAAACAGGATTCCACTGCGTCATGCTATTTGCAGGTTAGAAGCGCCACCTGTGCCGCGATAGTAAGAATTGTTTAAAGTGTCAACAATTGTTCGTGCTGTGCCTTCTTTATCAATTGCACCTGTAACCGTAAGATTAATCGTTGTGCCAGTTGTCGCCGCTTCACCCATTCGGAAACCACCTGGGTTAAAGTTTGAACCAACCACGATTCCCTCTGAAGCAACGGCAGCACTTGCTGCGACTGCTGCGGCAGTTGATACGCCTCCGCCACCACCGCCACCACCGCTAGAAATACCTCCGCCACCACCGCCAGAAATTGATGGGACTGTGACTTTTGGAATTGTGCTGGTTGTCGTTCCTGTATTGAAACTTTGACCGTTTGGCATTGTGCCGCTAAAACCTGCGGTTCCTGGACCATCACCAATTTTTGCAATGCTGCCAATGTCTGCACCAGGCTTGATCAGATTAAGACCTCTGATAACTAAGTTAATGCCGTCAATGGCAAAATTGATCAAGGGTTTAATTGCGCCTAAAACCTTGGCAAAAATAGTAATAACAACCCCTGCAATTTCACCAACTGCACTTAAATAAGTACCAAGCACTTTGCCTAATTTTGGCGCAAAATATGCAACCACGTCGAAGAACGATTCAAACTGATCTCTGCTGCCAATGATTGCGTCTTTAACATTGTTGAAAATATCTTTCGCACCATTAAAAATAGGAAGCACCGTGTTTTTTAATGTTGTAGCAATTTTCGTCAATGAAGCGCTAAAAGCATCAGCTTTAATAAAATCAAATCCTGCGGAAAATGTTTCAATCACGGGCAATGCTTTTGTATTAATGAAATCCAACAAACTGCCTAAAATAGGTAATAACGCCGTGCCAATACTTTCTGAGGCTTCACCAAATGCCGTTTTAACACGCGCAATTTTTCCTGCATAAGTTTCTGCGTTTGCTGCTGCCGCCCCGCCAAATAAAGTTGACAACCTGCCTTGCACTTGCTCAAAACTCATTGACTTTAATTCCGCGGTGGATAAGCCAATGCCTAATTTGCCAAGTGCTGCCGTGTTGCCGTCAAAACCTTTACTTAACGCATTTGCAACGGTTTCTAATGGCTTACCTGTTGCGGTGGATACGTCTAAGGCAATTGCCAATAAGTCTTGCGCTTTTGCGGTGTTGCCTGTTGAAATTACTAGGCGCGCTAAGGCTGGACGCAAAGCGTCGTCAGCAACACCTGTTGCCAATGACATTTTGAGGATTGCTTGCTCGGTTGCTTTAACTTGACCGTCTGTTGCCCCTGTAGCGTTTTTTAAAGCCAAAGCCAATTGTGTCTGTGCTTTTTCGTCAGCAATTGCAGCCTTCACGCCGTCAACGCCGATCTTAATTGCGTAAGCACCTGCAGCAAGCGCCGCAGCTGCTAGCGCACCGCCAATCATTTTGCTTGTTTTGCCAATTTTGTCGCCAAATGTATCTACGTCACCCGACGCAGTTTTGAGTGATTTGTTGAGATTATCAACGTCACCAAGAATTGAAAGTTTAAGGGTACGACTACCAGCCATCAGTCAAACTCCTTTACAATCTTTGAAAACGATTCATTCCACCGTTTTAAAATTTCTGGCTGGATACTGCGTAAAGTTGGATAGATAAACCAACCACGCGAACCGCGACCTTCGCGACCTGACCAAACTGGGAATTGCTTTTTCTTGTTTGAACCAAATTCAAGACCGCCCCATAATTGCTGCGTCGTACCGCCGCCTGAAAATTTTTGTGACGCAAAACCAAATGAAATTTCGCCAATTTTCGAAGATTTAGAAACCTTTGCACCTGAAGCAATACGCACTGAACCAATTGTGTTTGTCTTTGTAAAAGCCGAAGCGTCTACAATTTTTGATTTAACATAATCGGCTATTTCGCTAGAAGACTTTTTTGCTTGTGTGGCTGCTTCCTCGTCCATTGCTTTGAAAGATTTAAGGATTGCGCGCAATTCTGCTTTGTCATAGGAAATCGCTTCCTCAGCCATTTGCCCGCCTTTCTAAAATTTCAATAACCGTCAATATGTCTTCGGCACTTTCAAAGTCATTTGGTGATAGCCCTGCTGCCAGGGCTACCTCCCAAACGATTCGACTTAGGCTTCCGACTGGGTAACTTTTGGGTTTGCTTCACCGACGATCACTTCGGAGATTGTCTCCGTCCATGCTTCGATTGGCTTGACTGGCTTACCAGCTGCTTCTCGTTTCATGGCGTGATAAGCAAGAAAAACAAGATCGGAAATTCCGATTTTGTCTTGCGCCTGACTGATTGTGTTTCCTGTGGATTTCTCCCAGCGAACCCATTCAGGTGGCGCAGCGGTGAAGGTTGCCTGCGTACCGTCGTTATATTCAATTGTTATTGGTAGTTTCATTTTGTCTCCCGATTGTTAGTGACTAGAAGGTCTCTGAAGGTGTTCCCACCACGACAAATGATAGATCAACTGTCTGTGCGTCTGGTGCTGCACCGCCGACGGCTGGAAATACTGGCATGACGTTGAACGCAAATACTGCGCCTGTTGCGGCAGTCAGTGAACAAGCCAATGTTGTGTTTGGTGCTGTTTCGCATGCAGTCCATAGGGCTTCACACAATGATGACGCTGCGCCCCAGTCTGCAAGCATTGAAACGTCAAAAGCCCACTGATCGTCAATGTGCTTGTAAGCCTTGCCGTCTAGTGTTTGGTAAGTCTCAACTGTTGGTGAGTTCGCAAGAACTGCGCTGGTCGCTTGCGCGTCGTAGTTAACGGTCGCGATCGTCAACACTAAATCGCGACCCGTGATGATCGTTGTTGGCACGTTATCTCCTTTTATGTTGTTTGGGTGTAGTACGTTGAAACGTTTATGTCAGCGACCAGCATTGGCGATTGTCCTACTTCCAACACTGTCGGCTTTTCAATTGCGCCTACAACGTATCCTGCGGGCATTGCCGCAAGAATTCCTATGATGAGTTTTTCTAGATTGTCCAGGGAACCTGCATTGCTGTTTGAAGCAACAATGGCAGTGATTGCAAAATTGATTTTGACTTTTGTTGAAACCTTGCCAATAAGCACAACTTCCATGTAAGGCGTATCAGGCACAATGACGATCGCTGGTGGAATTGGTGATTCAGGCACACTTGAATAGCAGGTTGCCGCTAGCGATGAAAACGCGGTGGCTAAGGCTGCTCGTGTTTCGGCAACGGAATTGGCTGGCATTACTGCACAACCGTTTCAACGTCTAAGAATGGCATAAGCAAAGTTGACACGCGATTTGTAAGGCTGCGACCCATTCGGTATGGCGTTGAAGCAAAATCTACGCCCTCGATCTGTCCACCTGCTGCAACTCGTGATTGAAAGACTTCAACGCTGACTGCAAGAACGGCTGATTCAATTGGCGCGCTAGTTGCGTATAGATCAGCTGCGGAATAACCCTGAAGTGTTGCTGTACCCATTGGAATGATCTCGCGCAATGTGACATTTGATGAAGTCAATGCAGCGGTGAATGAATACGGTGTTGCGGAAACGACTGTGTGTGTTGCTGTGAACGGTGCTGGCAGACCAGTCACAATGACCGATTGACCTGCTACAAAATGATGATTGCGCTGGGTGTAAAAGTACGCAACGTTTGATTCAAGTTTATATGACTCAATTGCTGAAGTATTTGCAACAAGCATTGGCAAAATAACCGCTTCAGCCGTGTTGATAATCTCGTCAAGATAAGCGTCAGAATATAAGGAAACGGACACGCCAAGCACCGTACGCAATTGACTCGCTGTGACAATGGCTGGCATGTCCGTTCCTTTCGATCGACTGCGGCGAGATCGGGAGAACCCGCCGCATGATTAGTTATGGCGATTAAGCCTTGTTGTTTTGGAA